AGTAAGAATGTCAAATCCGCCAGACTCCATTGGGCTAATAGAAGTATCAACCGGTACAAGAGCACATACCCCGCGGTCGCACAACGTCATAATAATATCTTGTCTGAACTGTCGGGCCGCCTGATCAATATTGGCCTCAAGAGTCAAACAAGTATTAAGCCCACTATCTACATCTTCAAGATAGCGCTTCTGATCATCAGTTTTTACGTGACGAATATCGATAGATGCTACATCAATACTGATCCTCGTAAATATAGAGGAGATGATAGAACGCTCATTTGAGAACGCAATTCGAGGCTTATCGGGACGCGCGTTAGCAGACGTACCAAAGTAACCAGAATATACACGATCTTGAATTGTTTGTGTTTGACCAGTGAAAACATTCCACGAATGCTTTAATGCGTCACCAAATCGCGACATGTCACCTCCTTTCTATTTACGTGAGCGCTGGGGCTTGTAGAAATAAGTCATTAATCTCACGAGCGTTCCCATCTTGGTAAATGGAGTAATCTCGTGCTTCCCCGGTGTTTGGATCTACCGAGAAATATGGATCCCACGCTCCTTCGTCTGGATCTGTGCTGGGGGCTAGGATAAGAAAGAGATTGTTGTACGTAATAATTTTGTGTGGAACACGATCGGGTGCTATGAGCTTCAACTTAGCTATAGCTTCCTCAGAGCTTAACATTCTTCACCCACCTCTGCACAAACGAAGTATCCAAATTAACATTGTCAAGACGAGTAAATCCGGCGGCCCCTATTTCAGGCAATTTCTCGGCAACCTCCGCCATTGACGAATAATGTTCGCCGGTTTGGCCATCGAAAATATGAGGTTGGCCATTAATGATTTCATAAGCCATTGAATGTCCACCGCCCCCGCTCCAGAAGACACCAAGCTCGCCTCTGGATCTTTCGGGTTGCTTACTCAGTACTGAGAAAATATTCTCAGGCGCATCAATCTTGTTAGCAGATCCGTGACTCTCCGCTATCTGAAGAATTTTGTCCGCAGGAGAATTAGTAAGCACACGACTCGGAGGATTAGTTAAAAGTTTCATACCCGATCGCTGCGAAACATCCTTGGATTCCGTATCAAGGACATTAAACAAGCCAATGGCATTTTGCCCGGAGGCCGTTGGCGTTCGTGTTGCCGCAACATCATAACCGCGCCTACGCATTTCGTAAGCGAAGGTACAACGTCGACAATTCATTCCAGAACCAATTGCAGTAGGATAGCCTTCATTAATATCCGGAATTATAAGGCTATGAATCTGATCAGCACTCCAGTTACCTTTAAGTTCTGGTGCCTCTTTAAATTTAAACTTCTTACCTGTAAGTATTTCGCGGCCACGATTAACATTCTGTCTAAACTGACCAGAGTTAACCTGAGATGCAACAACACCAGCAACTATAAGACCACCGACAACAGCACCACCAATTAATAGCTTCTTTTGCGTAGGAGTAAGCTTACCTTCGCGCTTCGCCTGCGCGTGCTTGTCTGCATTCTCCTTTTGGTCCTGGAGAATGCGCTGATCCTGCTTAATCTGCGACATCTTCACGCGCGTGAAGATAGATTTGTTACTGGCATCCATTATTGCTAGCTGTGTATTGCCAGCATCAATTCGCCTTTGCAAATCTGCAGATCGATCCTCAAACTTCTTAGCTTTAGCAGCACGCTTAGCTACCTGGTCGGGCGATGTATTGAATTCGTGCTGCGGCGGTTGCTTTTTCGAAGACGGAGAAACATCCTTGCCGAATCGGGCTCGTACATTCTTGTAGTAAAGTGGATTCGGAGCCTTGGCAACTCTACGCACGGCGGCTGCCGCCTCTTCCCTACGTACACCCCAGCGCTGACCTTTGACGCCGTGGTGTTTAAGCTCCTCCAAGGAGGGCTTGCCTTCGTGTATCATTCAAACGCCTCCTTGTTCAGTTTGTAAGCTATCCAAGCATCCATCATGGCCGCCACGTTGTCGATCTTCTCTTCCTGGCGCTTCTTCAAAAGCTTACGATTACCATTGGTATCTTCCAACGTAATAGCATTACCCATAGACCAAGACATAAGAGCCTGGTCAAATATAAGCTGACGACCCTCGCTGAGATTCTTCAACTCACCAAGCGGAACAGACTCGGTCTTTGCTCCTTGGATAACCTTCTCAATAGCATAAGGACCATTCTCAACCGTCCAGCGCTCAACAAACTCCTTAGCGTTGTAAGGGTCGAACCCAAGCGCGCGACAGTCATACTCATGCTCAATGATGAAAGCATCGAGGTCGTCATAGACGTCCATCATGTCAAGGACGGTTCCATCCATGACATGCAAGCTACCTTCCTTGATAAACTCCTCATATTTCTGCCGCATAGCAGCAGGAAGCTTCATCATTGTTATCTCAGTAATATAACTCCTTGTCTTAACGCCGAAACGCTCTCCACCTAACGGAAAGAGGAACGTAAAGGCACAGAAGTCATCGCCTTGTGAGAGGTCCGCTCCCACAGCACAAGGCATACCGTCAAACCACTGAGTACGATGAACGATTGTTTCTTCGTAAGTGAAGAAATATGTATAACCCTCCATCGGTATTCCGAATCGCTTGGCGAGAATATCGTTACGGGAGGCTGGTGCTTTCTCCGCTCGCTCAACATCGAGGTGATAAGTTTCATAAGATACCGTTGCTCCTAGATTAGGATTAGCTTTGAGCCACATAGCGGGATCATTAACTTCTTCCAACTCATCTAGCTTGTAATGCCAGATAGAAACATGCGGAGCCTGGTAAGCACCCTTGAGAATATCCGCTAGCTCCATCTTAATAGTATCTCCAGAACCGTTTCGCACGGTTCCTTCCGAACTAATAGCTACAATCAGATAATCCTCAAGCTTTGACGCACCCTGTTCTACTGCGCCAACCACATCTTCCCTAAGATCTCCAGAAAGCCATTCATCAATCGTCGACACTTTCGGACGAAGGCCCTGGAGTTTGTTAATAGCCATGGGTCGGACTTCGAGAAGCGATCCGGTAAGAAAGTTCTCAATACCCTTTTTCGTCGACGCCAATTTAACACGATTCACCCTCGATCCCGTGGTATTTTGTAGTGAACCTTCTGTGAGGAATTTGAACAGGGGCCCGCGCGCACGCGTGATAGCTGTTCTGAGAGGGGACATTACTTCGTCTGCCTGCTTCATGGTGGGTGCTGTCGTGATCTGATGTGTAGTAGCGGTATCTACATTCAGAAAATAGCTTTGAATCAGAGAAGCATACATAGATTTGGCTGCTCCTCGAGCAACAATCAAATATTGCTTGAGAACTAGTCGTTTCTTAACTCTTCGTGTCTCGTAATGACCACCATGATTGTCTTTAGATGGCACATACACACTTCGTTCTACGAAGTAATACCACCCAAAGATTTGTTCGGCCCACAACTTAAATGTGAACAACAAATGCAAATCCGAACCGTCAGTAAGCGTAGATTCGCCCTCACAGTAACGAATAAAGCCTTCTACCGGTTCGTCGTCGTAATACATGTTAGGATTGGCAATGAGCGCGTCAATCCGGTTCATTTCCATCGAGATCTCACGATTAACCGGGATCTCTCCGGCCATAACCGCCTCGCGGAACTGACCATAATAGGTCGGAACCGCTGTGTTTGACAAGCCCATACTCACCTCCTAACTATTACGCCATAGCTACCTTAATGGCGCTCTTAACCGCCTTCTGCCTAGCTTCCTGACCAGCCTGGTTCACCGACTGCTGGCCCTGATTGGTGAGAGTTCGCTTAATCCAATTCTTTACGCCAGGACGATTAACTTCCAACGTCCGAGTCTGCTGCTCAAGATTCAAACGCTTCGTATAGGCCTGCAAATCCTCATTTGACAAGGCAGCAGTACCACTCTTCTTCCGAACCTGTCGCAATTTCGCAACTTTTACTGCATCGGGATGAGCTTTTCGCCCAGCGCCGCCCTTCGTTTTTAGTTTCTTACCCTTCTGGGTAACAGAAACTGCAGAGGAGCGTTCACGACGAACGCCCCACCGCATACCTTTGACACCATGATGAGCGAGAATATCGGTCAACAAAGTATCGGTGTTCTCATCTACTCTCATGGCACCTCCTCAATTATCACTGGTGGATCTGGGTCGACCCATTGGGTTTCTTCTCGATGGGCGTTAATTCGCCATTCAAGTGTGGCAATTTGATCATTCATCGCCGAAATCGCGTACGATGTGGCGGGAGGATCAAATACCAACTTACACTTCAGGTAAATATACGTCTTTACTGACTCAAGTTGTAGATCATCAGCAATGAAATCTACCCACTCATCAGTTTCATCTCGAATTACATAACCAGCAGCTGGGCCGACCCCCAACTGGGTGAGGGTGGAGAACGCGCTGTTAATATGAGTGATAATGTCAAGATCCCATACGGTATAGTCTTCTGCAATACCTAGAATCTTTTTAGTACTGATTAAGATGCTCGTTTCCATAACTCACCCCCTTTCTTGTTAGACAGCAGATCCTTGCTGACGACCCTGTGGGTCACTACCGTCAGGATTCAACCCGGCGGTAACCATAGCTTCACGCTTGGTTTGCTCAATGCTACGAATATCCGACTGGAACTCTTCTTCCAGAGCCCGCTTAGCGTTCGTGTACTCAACTTCACGATCATGACGAGTCTTGTTATGCTCAGACTCAATTCCGCCCCGAAGAGCTTCCTTTTCTGCTGCAGTTGCTATTGGATCACTCCTTTCTAAATATACCGACGCATAATGCGCCGATCAGGACGGTAATCAACCTTGAGAATGTACGGACCACCCTCACTTCCGTGAGAGAAGACCAAACCGCCGCCAATGTAGATGGCAACGTGCTCAGTGATGCCGCCACCCTGATCCCCATAGAAGATACAATCCCCAACCTTGAGGTTGTTCTTCGAATGGACAGCCTTGCCACCCCGCTGCATGGTGCCGGTGTACCCGGCCTTCCAATTGGCGTGGTTAACCAGATCACGAACATCATAAGGACGCCCCATGGCATCCCAAAGCATCCAAGTTGCTGTACTAGAACAGTCACAACGAGTGGGATACTGATTTCGAAGATGAGTAAGATGACGATTAATACCCATCCAACGATCGGCGCCTTGGGAATAGTGAATACGTCCCTTGTTGGCCACCATGTTGTGGGCATTCTTAATAATTACCCGTCGAGCGTGATGTGCGTGTGCGTCACTAAGTCCTGAGACGCGCCTTGCCATACTCAGCCCTCCTGATCAAGAGAATCCGGCTGGTCAACGGCATCCGGCTGGTTCGGAGCTTCCTGCTCGTACTGCTCCAGCTCTTCCGGTGCGACATCGTCACCGGGCTCGTCTGCGTCAGGAGCGGTGTCATCATCCGGCTGACCGGATGCGGCGTCTGCCTCTTCGTGGGCCGGGGTTGCCGGAGTCTCTGATTCAGGAAGGCCTCCCTGATCCGAAAGCGGGGCACCTGGGGTCGGCTGAGCCGGAGACGTATCCTGCTGAGGCTGCTCTTCTTGCATTTAAATCATCCTTTCACCAGAGCTTTGTATCTCCGGGTTTACGTATTACTGGATTTTTAGGAAGGAGACCTTCGTCTCCGTAATGTATTGCGTTATGGGTCTTGTGTGAAACTGTAATAAGAAACTCTGGATCAATAATCCAACTCTCACCGTGTTGAATGTCATCTGTAGTTAGAGGATTCATGTGATGAACAAGTGGATTACGAAATATGTCAAAACCAGAAACACCAAGATCACAACCATTGTCACGGGCAATAACGAAGGTCCTCGCATCCCGCCATTCTCTTGACTTATAGAACTGCTGATTAAGCCATCTGTCAAAACCAAAAGTGCTTTCACCAACTACACCACGAAGCGACAAGTACTCAAATCGTTCCTCAAACGTGCTAAGATGTCTAAGTTCAGAATATCGTCTAGTCTTCATCGTCGGGTTTCGGTAGTGGTTCACCACCAGCGTAAGAACGCATAGCTGAGATAGCATCAACGTACAACTCTTCCACACGCTTATGAGATTCAATTGCTTCAATCTTCGCGCGCGCGAGTTCAACGTCAGCTTTCAAACGCTCTCTTTCAAGTTCTTCTCGAGCGGTTCCGAGCTTGAGGAAATGGGTAACAACCTGCGAAGAGGCTGTACCTTCCTTGATTTGCTTCTCAGCAAGATCCATTGCCGCAGAAACCATCTGATTCTCTCGAGCTTCAGGAGTTGTCGCGGGTCTGCGGCGAGTTTCTTCGACTTCTGGGCGCCTTTTCCGCGCGGCCACGACACCTCCCTTCAGATTGTTTGTACTAATTTTCCCCCCGGGGAATTTTTTGGG